TTATACTTGATAATTTCTTTGGCATGATCTATCTCTCCAAATTCATTGTTAAGGATTTCTTTCTCAGCATCAGATGGCATCCATTGTTTCCATACATCTTTCTGCTGTTCTGTATCGACGACTTTCTTTATTACTTCTCTATTAGGGTGTCTGTCTGATACTGGTGTAGTGTCACTCTGACACTGGTTCTTTCTGATGACTTTGTATTCAAAAAGAAATTCGTAATGATTAGACTTACCACGATCAGGATGTTTGTGTATTAACCTTAGATCAACCAGCTTTTTCAAACATCTGATTACTGTACTTCTTGATAGACCAGTTAGCTTTACCAGCCTATCTATTGATGGAAAGCAGTGTCCAGTATTGCTGTTTTCATGATGTGCAAGTGTTACAAGTACCCACTTTGCGAGACCATCTGATAGTTCAATATCCATAACTGCTGAGACTCTTTTGAAACTCATATCGTTTACCTCTTGACATTGTATGGTTTGTATTGGTACATATAGATTATTCGTTATCCTCTACTAAATATTCCCTCATGGATTGTATCCCCTCTCCATGAGGGTTTTTTATTTAGGAAATAATTGAATTATATTTCCTTTTTTGACGACGACTCTTTCTTCTGGTGACATCAATAGTCTTATATCGATTGCTCTACCATCTACTTGAAAGTTCATTTCCCATTCGCCATCAAACTTTTCATTCAAGAACTCTTCAAGTTCTTCAATAAAATTATTTGTAAGACCATTATAAGTATCTCTCAATTTTCATTCTCCTCTGTTTGAAATCTGACCAGGTGTAATACTTTTGTATTCTTTACATTGAAACACATAAATGCTTCACCATTCTTTTGCTTCAACAAAAGTAAATCGTTATCATAATTATTATTTTTTTTCCCAAGATATTTTGAGATCAAAGCAAAACCATTATGTCTGTATTTGCTTTCACATAATAATTGTATTGATGTTATGTAATTACCATCTCCAAATATCTTGACACTTAAATCAATATCACTTGGATAATCTTTTAATGCACCTGATAATGGCTGTCGTTTTGCACTCCATCCCCAGCTATTGAAAAGATTTACCCACCATCTTTCATGGTAACTTCCTTTGTTCTTTTCGTTTGACATTCGCACCTCCAATAGTTTGAATTGTTATTCCTAATTCAAGCGCATCAAGCCAGCAACTAAACATAAATCCTGATGGCACTCTCTTAAATGTTTCCCACTTCTGCATTAGACTTGGTTCGATACCCATTTCACCAGCCAACGCTTCTTGGCTCATACCTTTTTTATTTCGATATTTTTTTAAATCGCTTATAATTCTTTGCCAGTTTTCTGTTATTTTTACTGGCTTTTTGTAATGAGTAAAGTGCATCTTCAACCTTTAAAGCTGTTGCGTGTTTCAACTCAGCACCATTGATTGCACGATAATATGTAGACATATCAATGCCTGAGTGTTTCCATGCTTGTATCAAAGATATATCTATCTTCCTAGATATTCTTATCAATTCAACTATATAACTATTCATAATCACACCTTACTGCATTAACGCAATGAACACAACCACACGGCTTGTTTGGGTTAGCCGTGTTGGTTGTGTATCTCAATGGTAGTACCACCATAGGTATCCTACATTTTATGGACATTGAGAATCTTTTTTATAGACATTATTTTTTTCTAAAATACTTTCAACATCATCATAGATTTCATTAAATATATCTTGATGAATGTCTGTATATTTATAATGTCCACATTCTGTTTTTTCTAAACAAGTTAAACCATATTTTTCTTCCATCAATTTAGATGCAAAATCTAATTGAATACCAAGAAATCTTGTAGCTGGGATATAATATACAGTAGCTGGTTTATCTTTATTCATCATCCATCTCCTTTAAGTATTCTTCTGCTGATGAATATTCATAGCCATCACCACATACAACACAATCATGCCAGCCTACTGCTTCATTGATTCCATCAACAAAAGCAGTCATTTCTTTTTCACTTTCGAAATAATATTCGCTGGTATCGTTGTTATCCATACCCCATACGACTTCAATTTTGATGTCGCTTTGTTTAGTATAGTTAACCATCACTCACCTCCATATCTACTATTTTAGTTAGAAGTTTTAATTTAATATCAAACTCGAGATTTCTCACAGCTGGTGCTATTCCTTTGTCTGCACTATTATTTATATTCGCTGTATCCCAAAGATTTATTATATCTTTGACTAATAGTTTTTTGATATTGTCAAGTATTTCAGTCGGTGTATTTTTAGCCATTGACTTCCTCCTGATCTACATACCAATGAAACTGCTGGACCTCATACATATTACCTTTCATGTAATCCTCAATGAGTCTGTTGATATTGACTAACTCATTCTCAGCTAATTTGTAAAAGCCTGGTGTAGTCTTATCTCTTGTAAGATATATCTTGAGTTTGATCCTACAATTAAGACTTACAGATATTTCTTTTAAGGTTTCTTTAGCACCTATGTCGACGACCTTACCCATTAGTAACCTCCATCTTTATTTGCCATGATTGCTTTTGCTTCAGCTTCTTCAGCAAGAGCATCAAGTATATTGTTACATTCAACTTCAAACACACCGATTGGACTTGAGTTTGTAATCTCAATACCTCTGTCTCTTAGACTTTGAATAAACCTAAGACATTCGATAGGTGAGTCACCAAACTCAGTTTTCATTGAGTCAACAACCTTGTTTGCTATTTGATTTAAGATATTGTCAGCCGTCATGGCTTCGCTATTTGATAAATTCATTCGTTATTCTCCTCTATATTTATCAAAGTGTTATATATTATTGCATGAACGCAATAGGTTATGCAACCTTTTTCTTAGATGATTCCTGATATTTGTTAAGAAAAAAGACTGCGTTTTTAGCCAAAGACATTGCATCCCATAGTGTCTTTGGTTTCTTTTTGACTGCTTGTAACCAACCTTTGAGGTAAGCAGTTGTATTGTCTGTTGGTTTAGATTGAATCTTGAGATTTGCAGCGATCAATGCACTGCCAAGTTCAGCAACCAATTCTTCGAAAGCATATGATTGTCTTTCTTGTGATAGCTTTCTGTTTAGTCTTTGGTCCGCACCTGTCCAATGTATAATCTCATGTGCTAGTACAGAATAGTAATCAATGTCTGTTCTGAATGTATCAAAGTCAGGCATACGGATTTCATCTTTTGATGGAACATAACAGGCTTTATTGTGACCAGTATGAATTGTTGCTGGTATGTTTGCGAACCAGTTGATGCATTGCTGTTTGATTGTCTTGTTAGTAATCATTTCTTTTGTTACGAATGATTGTTCTGATTCCAGCTTTGGCAAACCTTTGACTTGATCACGATTGAATACAGCCCATGATTTGAAATACTTGTAACTGTTTTCTGGATTGTCGTCGTCAATCTTTATGTTTGGTTGCAGTATGTATTGGTTGTATGCAATTGCTGATTGACCACCAAGATCACCACCAAGTTTCTTCCATTGATTGTATGTACCCCATTGATTGCTAGTATAACCTCGCATATCTTTGACCATCCAAAGCCAAAAGCAATTCAACCCTTGATACTCATAGCCATCAGTGTTGATTGGAAATCTAAAGTCTCGATTATGCCAGGGCATTTGCCATTTGTTGTCAATGCCTTCTTCAATCTTATTGATTATGATTTGAACAATCTTGTCTGCTTTGCTCATTGTCTTTCTCCCATCTTGGAATTGTTATTGTTAAATGAACTATTGTATTTAATGCTACCCCAGCTATAACGATTTGCCATATGCCATGATAGGGAAACATTTGTGGAAAGCTGTGTATTACATATATGATTGCAATACATAATGGTATGCTCAACCATCCAGCTAATTTGATTTGACCCATCCTACTCATGATGCGTTCATCCTACACATTGCTTTTGCAACTTCTAATTCTTGCAAGATTATGTATTTAATATTTTCAAATTTACCAGCATTGAATAATCTTATGTATCTTTCCATTGTCATGGTATCAAAGTTAAGATCATTCATGTCTTTGCAATACAATATATAGATATCAAAATCATGTAGTGTTATTTCTTTTTCCATTTATTTCTCCTTGTTAAATGATTTGGGGTGACTATTGAGATTTGAACTCAACCTAATTGATTCACAATCAATCGTGCTACCACTACACTATAATCACCATAATAAATTTGAGTGTTCTCAATTTTCATGAGGTATTATTTTGCCGACGACGGCTACCACTGTAACTAGAAAACCCGTGGATTTATCGCGACAAAAATAAAAAAAAAAGACTCAGGAGATTAACTCCTGAGCCTTTCGGTTGGTTATTGTGCAAAACGTTTTTGGAAGAATGAAGTACCTTTTTGATTCTTGGATTGCATAGACTTTCTCTTTGGTCTAGGTAGCCATTTGTTACCTGACACTTTTTTGTGTAAGTCTGCAAAGTCTTTCAAGATAAGTTCAAGGTCCTGGACCTCTGATTCCATTGAAGTTATTTTGACTTGAAGTTTCTCAAGTTCATATTCGTTATAGTGTGGTGAACCCACAGCACCAGTGGTTGATGCAGACTGAATGACGGTGTTGCCGTCTTTTTCTTGGTCTGAGATGTTGGCTCCCATTATCTGTCTAGCAAGGGAATCACTGTCTGATATGTCTTTCTTCTTCATATCAATTTGGTATTGTAGTTGATCACAGAATCCTTGTGTGATTCTGGATTTTGGATACAAGTTATTTGGTCTTGTAGTTTCATTTAGTTTAGAATCTAAGTATTCTTTCAAGTTATTTAAGTTAGTCATTTAGCCCTCCTTAGGCTTTGTAACGGAACATACCGTGATAGATATACCAAAGCAGATACATTTACCTGCGCTGGGCGCATCATCAAGACTACTGTTCGCCAAGCCTGGAAGGCTTCATCTAGCGAACAGCAACTATAAATAAAAAGAAACCATATTCTCGGCATCACGCTTCAGCGTGATGTCTGGGTGCGTGTGTGTGGTTTCTTTTTATCAATGTGTCTGCGACGTTTATCTATCACTCTTGGTATGTTTTGTTTCAAAGACTTAGGAGGACATGACTAGCTTAAATGTTTTGAAAGGATACGTCTTGCAGTTGAGTTTGTAGTAACTACAATACTAGATAACAAATTGTATCTTGACAGGTTAGGATTCTGTGTCCTACAAGGGGGATATGGGGGTTTGACATGAGTAAAGATTTAGATAATGGTCGTCGACATCTGACCAAGAAACAAATGGTATTAGTTGATACACTCGTAGCAGAAGGTTGCAGTATAACGAAAGCTAGTCAAGAAGCTGGATACGCAAAAGGAGAGAGTGGGAGAGTGAC